TCTGATTGATTTCCACTCTGCGATCTCACAATGGTTAAATTCCACTGGTTTTCTTCTGTTGATAACCACTACATCATTTATCATTTTAAAGTGAAAGTTTGGTTGTTTAAATACTATCAAGTCTTCTACAAATTGATCATTTGTTTCTTCATAGTTACCATATTCAAACATGTAATCTACTGTTTTCTCATCTATATTATCTATTATAGTATCTACTGTTTCATCTATTATTCTTTCTACTGTTTCTTGAGTCATATTATTTATATTTATTTGATTCAGTTATATTATCCATACTTGATCGTAATTATTTTGTAACTCCTGTCAACTTTTCAAATTGATCTTTAGTTATTTTACCTTCAAGATATTGTAGTACGTATTTAGTTACGTCTTCACCTGTAATTTTATTTGTTACTTTCATATTATTTATTTTAGTAGTATAGAGTGGAATCGAACCACTATTAACCATTTATACTTATGTGTTCATTTTGATCTACCAGTAAACACTAAACTAACTGGACTTTACTTTGTATTAGATAATTTCTTTATCTCTTACAATAACTGGTAATGAATTACTTGAAGTGTACGACTTGTACTTTTCCCAACAGTTCATTGTTTCAAGTTTATCTTTCATTAACTCATACACTTTATCGTGATTGTAAGTTACTGTGTTACCATTTTTGAATGTTACTTCGATGATTTGATTTTGACCGACTAGAGACTTTCTTAGTACGAATCTTTTTGAATTTAATTTAGACATAATTTATTTATTTATTATTAGTTATTATTATTATTATTATTATTTAGTTGACGTTCATATATATTATCAGTTAACTGTCGTATTTATATTGTATTAACGTTTTAAAGAGTAGTGTATATCTTTATTGAATGTTAATCGATTTTTAAAGTTTTGGAAGTTAAACGAATCAGAGTGATCATTTAAGTTTATATAACAGTAACCTTTTAAGTTAAAGAAGTCAGTTGTATATTTATCAAAGAACTTTGGTAATTGATGTAATTGATATGGTAAATAAGTTTTATTATTAATTTTTAAGATTTTGATTTGAGAGTTTTTAATTGAGTTCATAATTTATTATTTTTTAAAGTTTATATTATTTATTTTATTCGTATATATTATCTAATATAGGTCGTATTTAAGTTGTACAAAAGTATATAATTTGTTTATAGAATAATTATAGTTGAGGTGTACTGTCCGACTCGTCTCGATTTACAATACACTTTTCAATAAATTGTAAAATAATTCCAAGTACAATTAGTATAGTAATATCGTGTATAATTTCCATATTAGTAAAAGATTAGTATTAGTATTGTGACAATTAGTAGATCGGCGATCAGACATAGTAGTGTTCTAGTTTTCATTATTTTATTGTTAAAGTTAGTAATTCAAATTCATCGTTAGTGATCAAACCTTCGAGTAGAGCGATGTAGTACTTAGTAACATCACGACCTGTATATTTATTAGTGATTTTCATATTAGTATTATTTATTAGTTAATTATTAGTTTGTTAGATCAACTCATAGTACACATGAGAAGAGTTTAGACATTCCTCTTCGAATATATCCTCGAGGATCTCTGATTCGAATAGATCTTGATCCGTTGGATCGATCCCGTATTGGTGGAAGAGATCTTCAATGTTATGGATAGTAACAATTAGTTTGTCAGAGTGATTAGTGTAGATCTTTAATGTAGTCATAATTTATTTATTTATTAGTTTCGATTATATTATCAAATTAGAGTAGTATTTAGTCTGTAAGTCGTGCCCAAGTAGGTAAGTTGTTACTGTTAGTGTAGTTACCATACTTTTGGAAACATTCCATAGTTTCTAACTTTTCTTGATTGAGTGAATACACTGCATCGTGATCGTAGGTATATGTTACATTTTTCTTATTAGTGAATGTAATGATAGTGTTAGAGCCGATCAATGTTTTTCTGATTACGAATCTTTTAGTAGTAAGTGTGTTTGAATTTTGCATAGTAAAATATTTAAAAAGTTTGAGTTATTTATTTGTTACGTATATAATATCAATGTAAAGTCGTATTAAAGTTGTGTAAAAAATGATAGTAAAACGAAAAACGACACCGGGGGTGGTCAAAAAGATTGAGTTTTGTATAGAGAGGAGGCCTGGGTAGGTAGGGGGTAACACTTCACCCCAATATTTATAATAACTTTTATGTGACATTAGCCTGTTAATAGAGTAAGAGTAAGGGGCAACTGTCACACTTTTAATATATTTACTATGTAAGTAATAATATAGTCATGGCATTCAAGATGAAGTACAAAAACCTTAAAGAGGTTGTTAAACAATTAGACTCAGCTGTTATAGCCCACGGCAAGCAGGCGAGAACGATTGAAAAACACATCGACAAAATGGAAAGCCCTAACAAGCAGACAAAGCCTAAATTCAAATCTAAAGTAAAGACTAGAGGCGGTAAGACTATTATAAAGACTAAAGGTGACGATGGGTATAAATCTAAGATTGTTTTAGATCGTGACGGTGAAGTTATAAAAGCAAAGAATACAGAAACAAAGAATAAGAACAAGAAAGACCCAAGGCGTACAAAGCGCGCTAATTGGATCGATAGAGATTTAACTGGTTATAGATACGTTCAGTCTCAGATTAAAAATCAGGAGCTAAAGCCTAGTGACTATGAATCAGGTTTTTCGCGAATGGTAGATTACTACAACAAGAAACAAAGCGGATCATGATAAAGAAAGGGGTTAGAGAACCAGGTACAGCCGCGGATATACGAACAAGTATAGAAAGTGTACAAGATAATGGTGCTGAATCATCAGGTGATCAAATACAAGATCAGCTAACAAAGATTCAAGCTACACCGCAAGAAGATAAAACTACACCAACAGAACCAGACCAGCAGGTCGCAGCCTTTGCCTACCGTAGAAGAAGAATCCACGGAAAAAAAAGGCGTAAAAATTGCTAGAAAGATTCGCAATCTACTAGTATTATTAATAATGCATTAAAAATAAAGAAAATGCCTTACGAAAAAAGTAATAAAAAAATTCAAGACGAAAAGTCTGGCTTTAAGATGAAGTCAGGAGCAACAGGTCCAATGTACAAGAACTACGGTGTAGGTGAACCAATGAAAAAGTATGGTCACTCATCTAACAAAATGGCTCATGAGGCCGCTCCTAATAAGCAAACTTCTAAAGACATGAAAAAGACTGTCAAGGAGCAAAACAAAGCCAACGCTAAGATAGACAAAAATAATGCTAAGATCACCGCGTACAACAACTCAGTACAAGATCTTAAAAAGTTTATCGCTGATAACACTACGGGCGAAGTTGGTGATTCAACTAGAATAGAATTGCCTAGCACTATAGAAGGCGCGTTAACTATGGAAGCTTATGAGAAGAAAGTTAAAGAGTTAAACAAACTTAAAAAGAAAATTAAGTAAACAACACTAGTAGGGTGGAGAAATCTACCCTACTTATTTAAGTATAAAACTATGAGCTACAAGCCGTTTAAAATGAAAGGTCATACTCTACCTGGAATAAGACAAAAAAGCCACGATACTCAAAGTGGTAAATCACCTTATCAAAAAGAGTTAGTTGGTAATCAAAAAAACTTACCAGAAGAGTTAAAAGCTAAGATTGAAGCTGCCCCTGCTAAGCAAAGACTTAGTTCAGAGCATCCGGACACCTATGTTTATGACGGTGACAATCGTCAAGAGAAGATTATTGATCTTGAAGATAGAATAGAGTTCATACGAGAAGACATGTTTAATGAAAGAGGTGATTCTACTCAACAAAAGGAAGATATAGCTACGCTTCAAGGAAAGCTTAAAACATTGATGGCAAATAAGCCTAAAAAATAAGTAATATGGCATTTAAACTAAAAGGAAAGTCAATTGTACAAGGTACATCTGGCCATGCAGCCGCTTTAAAGCAGAGAAACGATAGACGTAAATTTGAGTTAGAAAACTTAAAAAGAGAAGAGGCTGCTGAAAAAGCTAGAGAAAAAGCTAAAACATCTGATAATCTAAACGATTATCTTAAAAAGATGGACGAACTTTTAGACCAAGGTATTTCTCCAAAAGAAGCTGAGCAAATGTTAGCTGGTGGTAGTAAGCCACTAAAGCAAGTTGAAGAAAAAGAGAAAGGATCTAGCTCTGATATGGATGCCGAAGCTGCTAGAGAAGATGCTAAGATGATTGAAATAGCTAAAAAACGCGGTTATACTATGAAGCTGGTAGACGGTAAGCTTGTTAAAGTTCCTGTTGACAAGAATACAGGTAAGCCGATTAAAGACGCTGCTCCAAAACAGAATAAAGGTAAAATAGTATACAAAGATGGTAAAAAATACTATAAAGCTTCTGATGGCACTTTACACACTGGTCAAGTTGAAGATTACGAAAGAGAGCTTGAGAGCGATAGAGCAAATAAGCCGCTAAAGAAAAATGAAAAAGTAACAAAAGATCTTAAGTACCCTTACTCTAAAAACAAGTTTGGTGATCTTATGTATAAAGATAACATTGTAAACAAAAGAGAAGCTGCGAAAATTAAAGACTCTGATTTGTACGAGTATAACCCAATAAAGCCTACAAGTACAGTAAATAAGATGAAGTCTCCTGCCAAGCAAAAAGACCAAGAAAAAAAATATCCATCAAGCTATACTAAAGAAGATATAAAGTTCTTGGAAGAACAAAACGAAGATATTGTTAGATACGAGGATTTAGATGAAAAAGGTAAGGCTATATGGAAAAAACAAGGTAAACCAGTGCCTAACGACAAAGCAAACAAGCCAGAGACTCCTAACAAGATGAAGTCTCCTACTAAGCAGACGGATGGTAACAACGCTACTTACGAGAGGAAAGCAGGCATTAACTTTCAGAAGGCTAAAGATAAAATTAAGAGGCTAGGATTAAATAGTAGCGACGCGCAATTTAAAAAGATCATGGCTGAAGCTAGGAAGAAGAATAAAGCTTTAGCAGATAGTTTAAGAAACAATTAGCAACAAGTAATAATAAATACATCGGACAAACCGATACCACGTTATTAACCTAAAACCAAATTATTATGACGTACCTATATTACCAGACCACCTCGACAGGTGGCGAAATAAAAGTAAATGATAAAACCAAGGCTGAATGGGAGCATTTAGCTGATAAAAAGAACTGGAGAATAACTCAGTTACCTAATGGTTATTATCAAACCGAAGTATCTAACCCTAAAAACGATGAATGGCACGATGTCACACGTCGAGAGACAATGGAAGGCGCTGAGTCAGCAATTGACGGAAGCATCGACCACTTTTCTAAAAAGTTAGAGGCTACCAAAGGACCAAAAGTAGTAAAAACTTTCGAATAAACTCAAACCTAATTTAATTTAATATAATAAAATGGAGTACAACAATCCTAGTCTCCTTATCAAAGACTTAAACTTTGGTGAGGGCGCTAAATCTAAAATCGGTGCTGGTGTTGAAAAACTAGCTAAAGCAGTAAAATCAACACTTGGAGCATCAGGAAAGTGCGTTATATACGAAGACGCGCGAGGAATGCCGGTAATCACAAAAGACGGAGTAACCGTTGCAGAAAGCGTAGTCTTATATGATCCGGTTGAAAATATAGGAGCTACTTTGATCAAAGAAGCTGCTAAAAATACAGTAAAAGAAGCTGGTGACGGTACTACAACTGCTACCGTACTAGCTGAATCCTTGTTAAATACTGTAAACTCTCCTAAGTATAAGGATTCCGCCACTCGTGTTCTACGAAATGGCGTCGATAGTGGTCTCAAGAAAATAAACAACTATTTAGATTCAATAAGTATCGATGTTACAGACGAAACTCTTAACAACGTAGCTTCTATATCTTGTAATAACGACTCGGAGCTTGGTTCTATAATAGCCGAAGCTTACAAAACTGTAGGAAAAGATGGCGTAGTATTAATGGAAGAGTCTCCAACTGAAGAAACTTACGTAGATGTTGTAGATGGAGTGCAAGTTGAGTGTGGAATTACATCTCCTCACTTTATAACTAATACAGACAAGCAAAAAGCAGAGCTAGAAGCTCCACTTGTACTAATATGCATGTCTGAAATACCAAACATACGTAAAATACAGACTATATTAGAGTATGCTATCAAAAACAACCGAGCTTTACTGATAGTTGCACCAGTTTCGCAGCAAGTAAAATCGGCACTATTGATGAACAAGGTAAAAGGTAATATTAAAATTAATATTATTGACTTACCAGGCTTTGGTCCTACTAAAAAAGACACTTGCGAAGATCTAGCTATATTAACAGGCGCTACGGTCATAAACGAAGAGCTAGGAGATGATCTTGATTTGATTAGTGTTGAAGCATTGGGTGAAGCAGAATACTCTTCTACGGATGATAGAAACACTGTATTAACTATAGAAGCTGATACTGAAGATATAGGAGAAAGAATAGATCAAGTATCTAAAATGGTTGCTGATGAAAAAAATGGTTTTATTAAGAAAAAGCTGGAACAAAGATTGTCTATGCTATCTGGTTCAGTTGCAGTTATCAAAGTCGGTGCTGACTCTAAGGTCGAGCTCAAAGAAAAAAAGGATAGGGTTGAAGATGCGATCTACGCAACGAAAGCAGCATTAAAAGAAGGTATTGTACCTGGCGGTGGAGTTGCACTGTTAAACGCTTCAACTAACATAGATGCGGATAACGATGGCGAGCAAGCTTTGTTTGAGTCTATAAAATCACCTTTTGTTACTATATTAAATAACGCAGGTTTTGAAACTGTAGGTTATCCAACTAGAGATGGCTACGGATTAGATGTCGCTAACGGCGAAGAGGTTAATATGATCGAATCAGGAATTATTGATCCTGTACTAGTGACTAAATCAGCACTTAAAAATGCAGTGAGTGTTGTAATGACTATTGTTTCTGCAGATTGTGTAATATCAAACGCTAGAGCAGAAGATGAAAGCAATTAATTACTACGTTATAGTAGACAAAGTTCAAAACAAACAAAAAACTATAGGTGGTCTTATAATGACTGAAGACTTAGACCAAGACAACAGATATATCAAGGCTTCTATAGTTTCTGCGGGTAATCTCGTTGAAGGTGTTAAAGATGGTGATATTATATATTACGACAAACACGCTGGCCACGGGGTTCAATTTGAAGATAAACTTTATTTTGTTATAAAGGCAAGTGATATTGTACTAGTAGATTAAACATAAACTATAAACCATAATCCTTAAACACAAAATCACAATCAATTAATTATTAATCATTTTAAAAACTAAAAAAAAATGAAAGAAGTTTATTTGTACTTTCGTACACAAGCTACACTAGGAGATGACGACGATGCTGCTCAATCAGCTATGTTTCCTTTATCTGCTTTTAAAGGTATGCACCCAACGGCTGACGATACTTTAGCTATTCACTTTACGCCACAAATTAGAAACAATGGTGATGGTCAAGCTGATGACTTTACTAATAACGATAAAGTTATTATGACAGTTGCTGCTAATGACCATAAAGACACTATGGTTGCTTTAGCTAGATTATTTGCTGGAGCTGCTAACGGTGGTATACATCATGATGGCGTTATAGTGGTTGCAGATGATTTATCTTCTACTTACGCTGTAAAAGAAGTACTAGGTCTTAGCACTATTGGAATTGGAGCTGCATTCGCATAATAAATGCGATTAACTTCTCACGATTTACGTGAATTACAAATCCTAAAGTATTACAGGCTCACTAGAAAGTGGGCTTGTAAGACTTACGGGTTAACAGATGCCGATCTTGAACTTCTAATATTTTTAGATTGTCAAAAACGGTTTACAAGACAAGAATTTATTGATGGTACTTATACCATGAGCTGGGATAAAACCCGGTGGGATAAACTAAGAAAACTAGGCTGGATAGAGGTCTGGCGTCATCGAAATCGAACTACGATTAAATACAGCGTCTTCAAAACCTCTTTTAAATGCAGCCAACTTATAAGTAGAATATACAGAATATTGTTAGGCGAAGAAGATATGCCAACGTCAGAAAGAAGTGTATTCTACAATAACAACTCGTATACAGATAAAGTTTTCAATAAAGCTATAGATGATATGATAAAAGATAAAGATAGATAATATGCCTAAATTTCCAAAAAGCGAAGGTTTTAAGCTAGGTTCAGCTAGCAGAGGTGTTAACATGCCTAAAGGCAATGTTACAAGCTCTAAAACTCCTTATCACTTAGAGACAGAAACTCCAGTTATAAGAAAAAAGTTGGGCGAAGGTATATTAGGAGAAGCTAACAACGATGGAACTATATTTATAAGCGATAAAGTTACGCCTGGATCTGAAGAAGAAAGAAAGATATTAAACCACGAAATGGTTCACATGACTGAAATGAAAACAGGTAAGCTAGCTTATGGTGACGATTATGTTCGTTATCAAGGTGTAACATATCCAAGGAAAGACGGTCACATTCTCTATGATGGCGAATGGCACGAAGAAGGTGCTATTGAGTTTCCATGGGAGCAACATTAACATTATGATACAGAATTTACTAGGAGGAATATTAGGCAAAGTAGTAGACAATGCCGAAGGAATACTTGATAAAGTTATTACTACAGACAAAGAGAGAGATGCTGCAAAGCTTGCTATAAAAAAGCTACTATTAGATGCAGAGCGCGAAGCTTTTGCAAAAGAAGTTGAAGATCGCAAAGATGCACGTGATCTTTATAAAGACGATGCTATTATTCAAAAGGTACTAGCTACGTTGTTTACAGTGGCGTATTTTGGTATTACATTTGTAATGTTTAATTACTTTGTTACTAAAAGCTTAGAACTAGGCGAATTTGAAATTAGCTTTATATCAACGATATTTGGAGCTATGAGTGCTAAAGTAAATACAATAATAGACTTCTTCTTCGGTGGAAGTTCAAAGAAAAACGAACAAACAAACAAATAAAATTATGGGAATTAACTCAACAGATACAGCTTATGCTTTCGGCCAACTTGGTAGTGGCTTTGTAGACGATGGCGGTGCCTTTACTCCACCAGCTGGAAAGGTAATTATAGCTATACAGTTTTTAGCAGACACTACGCTTTCGGCTTTAGTAGCTGATACAGCTCAACACGACGCTACAGAAGTAGTAGGTAACACTGGCTTTTTTAGCCACACGACACCAGTAGCGGTAATCCATGGAGCTAATGCTGAAGCTACCGACTCAAGCCAAATTTTTCCAAAAGGATTAACTATCTACGGAAGATGGACAGCTGTTACGGCTACTGCTGATGCTGACGGTGGAATAATCTGTTACTTCGGAGAGTAATGTTAGGTCTTTCTAGTGCAAGCTACGAAAGTGGCACGGGTAAAGGGAACATTGAGATAGCCAGTGCAAGACAGCCATTGGTATGGTATGCTTTTGATGAGATACTAAGAAATGGTGTTTTTCCTGCTGACGGTTCCGAGTTTCCTAGCAGCGACTCTACTACTGCTTTAGCTAGCAAAGGATCAAACGCAATTACTATAAATGCGAACGCTGGGACTCCTGCAACAAACTTAGGCGACATGCACAGGCAAAGCATTAAGTTTGACGGTACAGACGACGTTATACACATGCAGAGCGTAGTACAATCTACAAACAAAGCAGGCACAATGCTTCTTGTTTTTAATAAATCAGACGCTGCAAATGATATAGTTGTATCAGAAGATGACACTGCTAATGCAGGAAAGTTTTATGTAAAAATAACAGGAAGCGGCAACGCTAACGTAGTTATAAACATGGGCTCTGGCCACAACGCAGCAAAAACATTTGCACTAAGCAATAGACTGACAGCTGGTCAAGACGTAGTAATCTTAATAAGAAGAAACACATCTGGCCACGTTTTCATATATACTCAAAATGGACTTTCAGTTCAAAACACCGCTAACTCAGACGTTTTAGCTATGCCAACTTTTGATTTTAGATTTATAGGAGGAGCAACCTCCACTGACTTCACCGGTAATATAGGTGAGTTTGCTTTTTGGGATATTGAACTATCCGACGCGGGTTGCTTAGCAGTAATTGACTCTTTAAAAGAAAAATGGAATATATCAGATCTAGCGTAATTGTAGCTAACTACGAGTAATACTACATAATAACTAATTAACTTAAATTAAATAAAATGGCAAAAAGAAAGACCCCTAAAAAGGATAAAGTTGTTGACTTAAAACCTAAAGCGGAAAAAGTTACAACAGAACAACTACAAGAACTACAAACTGTAGTTAAGGCTATCAACCAAGGCCAAAGAGAGCTTGGTATGATAGAAACTCAAAAGCACAATATACTTCACGAAGTTATGCAACTGCAGGGTATGGTGCAAAATCTTCAACAAAAATTCAAAGAAGAGTACGGAAGTGTTGACGTTAACATTGCTGATGGAACTATTAAATACGAGGAAAATGAGCAAGTTAATTCGTAAGATCACTATAGGTAAAGATTACAAAATAGATGCTATGCATTACTCTGTAGGCCAAGAGGTTTATGGAGGGCATACCATTTGTGATATACTTGACGAGAAAGACAAGTATAGTGTATACATAAGAAAAAACAAAGATGTATTGCCTTGGAAGTCTTTTAATAAAAACATGGCAATATCTGTAGAGTATAACCTAGAGTACTAATGCAAAGTGTTTACGGTTTTGTTATAAAGCCAAAAGGCGAAAGATACAACAACTCTAAGAAGATTGGTGATAAAAGCTTAATAATAAATACTGAAATATTTAATCATCAATACGTAAACAGAGAGGCTATAGTTGTATCTTGCCCTATGGTAGGTGAAGATCTAGGCATAAAGCCAGGTGATACGGTTTTAGTTCATCATAATGTTTTTAGAAGATGGCATGACATCAAGGGCGTAGAAAGAAACAGCAAAAGCTTTTTTGATGAAAACACTTACATAGTTCAACAAGATCAAATTTTTCTACAAAAGAATAACAACACATGGACAGCACCAAAAGGTTATTGTTTTGTTCAACCTATAAAAGATGTTGACAGCTATAATTTAGATGCCGAGAAACCTTTGATTGGTATTGTCAAGTATACAGACGGAACAGTTGACCGTGGAGATTTAGTTGGTTTTAGACCAGGCTCTAAATACGAGTTTATTGTAGACGGACAAAGGTTATATAGAGTATTATCAAGTTTTATTACAATTAAATATGAATATCAAGGAAACGAAGAAGAGTATAATCCAAGCTGGACATAGAGCGGTTGAAGAACTTATCAAAGTTGCTAAAGAAGCTATTGTTGATAGTGGCGATGACATTACTGCCGATAGACTTAAGAACGCTGCTGCTACAAAGAAACTCGCAATATTCGATGCCTTTGAGATACTTAATCGTATACAAGAAGAACAAGCTTTACTCGAGGGTAAGGTTGCTGAGGAGAAAAAAGAGAAAGTTTTTAAGGGCTTTGCCGAAGGTAGATCTAAATAATGTACGAACAAACTTTATACGAAATAGTTGAACCTATAAAAAAGACTACTATAAGTAGACTTAATAAGGGTAAGAAATGGGCTCACGGTTACAACAAGGAGCATGATGTTATCGTATTGTCTCACGATGGGCAAATAGGAGAGATATACAAAATACAAGGCTTACAAATAGCTTTGCCTAAAGCTCCAAAAAACGCACACTCAAACAAAGATGAAAAATGGAGGCAACTAGAAAAGCCTGATATACTTAAAAAAATAAAAACAATATTTGACTGGAAAGCTTACCCAGAAGAGCAAAAAGAACAGTGGCACGACTACATAGACGAGGAGTTCAATAGACGTGAAGAAGGCTTTTGGTTTAACAACAATGGTAAGCCAACCTATATAACAGGCACTCACTATATGTATTTGCAATGGAGTAAAATAGACGTTGGAGCTCCAGACTTTCGCGAAGCAAATAGACTGTTCTTTATATTTTGGGAAGCATGTAAAGTAGATAAAAGATGCTACGGTATGTGCTATCTTAAAAATAGACGTTCTGGCTTTTCTTTTATGAGTTCTGCAGAAACAGTTAATCAAGCTACTATATCAAGTGATAGTAGATACGGAATACTATCCAAGAGTGGAGCTGATGCAAAGAAAATGTTTACAGACAAGGTTGTACCTATATCAATAAACTACCCCTTCTTTTTCAAACCTATTCAAGATGGTATGGACAGACCAAAGTCTGAGCTAGCGTATCGTGTGCCAGCGAGTAAGTTTACTCGTAAAAAAATAGACACTAACGAAAAGCTAGAAGAGATAAAAGGTTTAGATACTACAATTGACTGGAAGAACACAGGTGACAACAGTTATGATGGTGAAAAGCTTTCACTACTAGTACATGATGAGAGTGGTAAATGGGAACGACCAGATAACATACTCAATAACTGGCGAGTTACAAAAACTTGCCTAAGGTTAGGTAGTAGGATTATAGGTAAGTGTATGATGGGATCAACGTCAAATGCTTTAGACAAAGGTGGTGATAACTTTAAAAAGTTATATAACGACAGTGATGTCACTAAAAGAAATAAAAATGGTCAAACAAAGTCTGGTTTATACTCTCTGTTTATCCCAATGGAGTGGAACTTTGAGGGTTTTATTGATGAGTTTGGACAGCCAGTGTTTAGAACTCCAGATGAAAGATGTTATGGACCAGACGGTGAACTAATAGACATAGGTGTTATTGATCATTGGCAAAACGAAGTTGATGGCTTAAAAGACGATCAAGATGGCTTAAATGAATTTTATCGTCAGTTTCCTAGAACAACCGAGCACGCTTTTAGAGACGAAACAAAAAATAGTATATTTAACTTAGTTAAAATATACGAACAAATAGATTATAACGAAGGTATTGGAAGCTCCTCTGTAGTAAACACAGGTAATTTTCAATGGGTTAACGGTGTCAAGGATTCAAACGTAATATTTTATCCAGACCCAAAAGGTAGGTTTAAAATAAGCTGGACGCCACAACCACATCTTCAGAATAAAATAATAATTAAGAACGGAATAAAATATCCAGGAAATGAACACATGGGCGCTTTTGGTTGCGATAGTTATGATATATCTGGTACTGTCGATGGTAGAGGATCCAACGGATCTCTTCATGGACTAACAAAGTTCTCAATGGAAGATGCACCTGCTAACGCATTTTTCTTAGAATATGTAGCAAGACCACAGACCGCTGAAATGTTTTTTGAAGATGTACTTATGGCATGCGTTTTTTACGGTATGCCAATACTCGCAGAAAACAATAAGCCTAGACTACTGTATTATATGCGTAGAAGAGGCTATAGAGGATTTAGTATGAACAGACCTGATAAAACCTGGAACAAGCTTAGTGTAGCTGAAAAAGAGATTGGTGGTATACCTAACTCAAGTGAAGATATAAAGCAAGCTCACGCAGCGGCAATAGAAATGTACATACAAAGCCACGTTGGTCATTTAGGTGATGGAAAATACGGTGATATGTATTTTAACGAAACGCTAAACGATTGGGCTAAGTTTGATATAAACAAAAGAACTAAGTTTGACGCCGCGATAAGCTCTGGACTTGCTGTCATGGCTTGCAACAGGCACTTATACGCGCCAAACACCAAAGTAGAAAAACCTAAACTAAATATAAGCATATCGAGGTTCGACAACAAAGGTGGCACCTCTAAAATAATACAAAATTAAATATGGCTGAATCAATTTATAGTAGTAGCTTTCCTAGTCAAGTAGTTAGTGACTTAGAAAAAATAAGTTTTGAATACGGATTAAAAGTTGCTAAAGCTATTGAGCAAGAGTGGTTTGGTACTAACTACCAAAACAACAAGTATCAAAGCAATAAAGGCGAGTATCACAAGCGAAGATTATATGCTCGTGGAGAACAGTCTATACAAAAGTATAAAGATGAGTTGTCTATAAATGGTGACTTAAGCTACTTAAACCTTGACTGGAAGCCAGTCCCAATAATTCCTAAGTTTGTTGATATTGTTGTAAACGGTATAGCGGAAAGAACTTACGATATAAAAGCGTTTGCACAAGATCCATTCGGTATAGTAAAAAGAACTGAGTACATGGAGTCTATACTAAAAGACATGCAAACTAAAGATTTAACTGCGTTTGCTAAAAAAGAATTAGGTGTAGATACTTTCGAGAACGATGAAGCTCAACTTCCAGAAACAGAAGAAGAATTAGCTTTACACATGCAGCTAACCTACAAGCAGGCTGTTGAAATAGCTGAAGAGCAAGCCATAAACGTTTTGTTAGAAGGAAATAAATACGAATTAACAAAGAAAAGATTTTTCTACGACTTAACAGTTTTAGGTATTGGAGCTGTTAAGACTGGTTTTAACAACTCTGAAGGAGTTACAGTTGACTACGTAGATCCAGCTAATTTAGTTTACTCTCATACAGACTCACCGTATTTTGACGATATATACTACGTTGGTGAAGTAAAGCAAATACCTGTAAACGAGCTTGTAAAACAATTTCCTCATATTATGCCGGAAGAGCTTGAAGATATAATGAAACAAGCTAAAACTTATAGCGGTAGAAACAATAGAGGTTACTCCGCTGGCAGAAGAGAGAAAGACACTAATATAGTAGACGTGTTGTACTTTAATTACAAGACGTACATGAATGAAGTTTATAAAGTAAAAACGGTTTCAACAGGCGCTGATAAAGCTATACCTAAAGATGATACGTTTAATCCTCCAGCTGAAAAGCAAGGAGAATACGAAAGACTGCTGAGATCTGTAGAGTGTCTATATGAAGGTGCTTTAATACTAGGCTCAGACAAACTCATCAAGTGGGAGATGTCTAAGAACATGATGAGACCTAAGAGTGACTTTACTAAAGTTAAAATGAATTACTCAATCGTTGCTCCAAGAATGTATAATGGATCAATAGAATCTATAGTTAGTAGAATAACAGGTTTTGCTGACATGATTCAATTGACTCACTTAAAGCTACAGCAAGTTATGTCTAGAATAATACCTGACGGTATATACATGGACGCTGATGGTTTAGCTGAGATAGATTTAGGTAATGGAACAAACTACAATCCCCAAGAAGCTTTAAACATGTTCTTCCAAACAGGTTCTGTTATTGGTAGATCATTTACTTCTGACGGAGATATGAACCCTGGTAAAGTGCCTATTCAAGAAATACAATCTGGAAACGGTGGAGCAAAAATGCAAAGCTTAATCCAAACGTATAACTATTATCTACAGATGATAAGAGATACGACCGGACTTAACGAAGCTAGAGATGGTAGTACACCAGACAAAAACGCTTTAGTAGGTGTTCAAAAACTTGCAGCAGCAAATTCAAACGTGGCGACAAGACATATATTGCAAGCTGGTTTATTTTTAACAGCTGAAACTGCAGAATGCTTATCGCTTAGAATATCTGATATACTTGAGTACTCTCCAACTAAAAACGCTTTTATACAAGCCGTTGGTGCTCAAAACGTAGGTGTTTTAGACTCTATGTCTGATCTACATCTTTACGACTTTGGCATATTTATAGATTTAGCTCCAGATGAAGAGGAAAAGCAAATGCTAGAAAACAACATACAAGTTGCTTTAGCTAATAAGTTAATAGACTTAGAAGATGCTATAGATTTAAGATCTATAAAAAATGTAAAGCTTGCTAATCAAATGCTTAAGATTAGAAGAAAAAAGAAAGGTCAAAGAGATCAACTGTTGCAACAGCAAAATATACAAGCTCAAGCGCAGGCTAATGCTCAATCACAGCAAGCAGCTGCTCAGTCGGAAATTATGAAGCAGCAGGCTTTAACACAATCTCAACTAGAGTTAGAAGCTGGAAAGAACGAATTAAAGATTAGATTTTTAGCAGCAGAGCAAGAGGCTAAAAAAGCGATGATGGAGCAAGAGTATCTAATGAACTATAGTTTAAAGAAGCTAGAAACTCAAGGATTATCTACAAGAGAAGCTGAAAGAGAAAATAGAAAAGATGAAAGAACAAAGATCCAAGCGTCTCAACAATCTGAGATGATAGACCAAAGATTAAAAAATAAACCACCTAAAAACTTTGAGCAAACGAGTAATAGTTCTTTTGAGGGATTATCGTTTTAAATAATAACTAATTATATAATATTTTATCATGGAACAAGAAGAAAAAAAAGTAGTCGAAGAGATTACGCAGCCGGTTGAAAAAGCGCCGGAACAAAAAATAGATGAGTCTAAGTTTAATTCAGCTGGAGATCCAAGTGTTATTAAAGTAGACTTATTAGCTAATAAAGAAGAGATTAAAGAACCTGCTAAAGTAGTAGAAGTTCCTGAAGCTCCAGAGGAAAATAAAGTAGTTGAAGTTGAAGCTGTAGAGCAAGCTAAAGAAATAATAGAGCAAGCTCCAGAGCCTACAAGTAGTGTAGATCTACCAGATAATGTTAGTAACTTATTAAAGTTTATGAATGAAACTGGTGGAGATATAAACGACTATGTTAAATTAAACGTAAACGTTGAAGAGATGGACAATATGACAGCTCTTCAAGAATACTATAAAAAAACAAAACCTCATCTTAACAACGAAGAGATAGACTTCTTAATGGAAGATCAGTTTTCTTACGACGAAGAAATAGACGAAGATACTGAGGTTAAAAGAAAAAAATTAGCGTTAAAAGAGCAAGTTGCCAATGCTAAGACCTACTTAGACGGGGAAAAGTCTAAATATTACGACGAGATAAAAGCTGGTTCTAAACTAACGCCAGAGGCGCAAAAAGCGATGGACTTTTTTAATCGTTACAATAAAGAATCGAAAGAGCAAGAAGCTGAACAAGAGCGTATAGCTAAACAATTTCAACAAAAGACAGATTCTGTCTTCACTGATAAATTCGAAGGTTTCGAATATAAGGTTGGTGATAAAAAGTTTAGATTTAACGTTAATGATGTAGACAAAGTAAAATCGACTCAAGGCGACATTAATAATTTTATAGGGAAGTTCCTAGACGAAAATGATCAAATGTCAGATGCCGAAGGTTATCACAAGTCTTTGTTTACGGCAATGAACTCGGATGCTATTGCTAATCACTTTTACGAACAAGGTAGGGCTGATGCTTTAAAAAACAGTATTGCTAACAGCAAGAACGTAGACATGAAGCCAAGACAGTCTCACCCAGAAGTTGAAGTTGGAGGCACTAAGTATAGAGTTTTACAAGGTGAAGGTTCTAGAGATTTTAAGGTTAAACTCAAAAGAAAATAATTATTAACCCATTTAAAACTAATTAAAAATGGCAATTTCAAGTTATGGATCAGGCACGTTTGCTGCCGCTCCAATTCAAGCTGCACTAGCAACTAACTACATCGACTTCGCGACGGGTAGTGGTGTTGACTGGTCACAACAATTTTTACCAGACCTAATCGAGCAAGAGGCTGAGATTTTTGGAAACAGAACTATCTCAGGATTCTTATCTCAAGTAGGTGCTGAAGAGGCTATGACTTCTGATCAAGTTATTTGGTCTGAACAAGGTAGACTACACTTATCTTACACTGCTGTCGTAGGAGGTACTGCATCTAACGGTGTTATTACTATTCAAAACGATGTAGACGGTAACACAATCGGCGCTAATCACGGTATTCGTGTAGGTGACACTGTTTTACTAGCTAAAGAAGGTACTACAATGAGAGGTTACGTTTCTGTAGCTGGTGCTACTAGTGCTTCTGTTACTATTCTTCCTTACGGAGCTGCTGCATTAAGCACTTACTTTGGAAACACAGATGCTATCCGTGTTTTAGTATATGGTTCTGAGCACTCTAAAGGTACTGAAGGAAAAACTAGAGGTAATAAGCCACAGTTCAAATCTCACACTAACAAGCCAATCATCATAAAAGATTTATATGAAGTATCAGGATCTGATGCATCTCAAATCGGTTGGGTTGAAGTTTCAGGTGAAGAAGGGCAATCAGGTTACTTATGGTATTTAAAAGCTGAAGGTGATACTAGAGCTCGTTACTCTGACTACTTAGAGATGAGTATGATGGAGGCTGAAAAAGGTGATGGTACTAACTCTACTATTAACGATGCTACTGGTGGTTTAGGACTAACTGCTACTGACAACAACATTGGTACTGAAGGTTTATTCTCTGCTATTACTACAAGAGGTCACGTTACAACTGGTGTTACTGGTGTTAACGCTGCTACTGATTTAGCTGAATTTGATGCTATCTTAGCTAAGTTTGATGAGAACGGTGCTATTGAAGAGAACATGTTATTTGTTGACAGATCTACTAGCTTAGCTATGGACGATATGTTAGCTTCTATGAACTCTTACGGTGCTGGTGGTACATCTTACGGTGTATTCAACAACTCTGAAGATATGGCTTTAAACTTAGGTTTCTCTGGATTTAGAAGAGGTTCTTATGACTTCTATAAGTCTGACATGAAATACTTAAACGACAAGTCTACTCGTGGATTCATTAACGGAATCAACACTGCTGGAGCAATCCGTGGTATGGTTATTCCTGCTGGTGTATCTTCTGTGTATGACCAAGTTTTAGGTAAAAACCTAAAGCGTCCGTTCTTACACGTACGTTACAGAGCTTCACAAATGGAAGATCGTAGATTAAAAACTTGGATCACTGGATCTGTTGGCGGAAACGTTACATCTGATCTTGATGCAATGCAAGTAAACTACTTATCTGAAAGATGTTTAGTTGTTCAAGGTGCTAACAACTTCATGTTAATGAAGTAGGCATATTTATTGACTACCCTGCCTTCGGGTGGGGTAGTTTTTTATTAATTTTTATTATATTATATTATGGCTAAAAAGCAAACAAAAAATACAGAGGTAGAAACACCTCAACCTACAGCGTCGAACGAGATGCAAGAAGTAGTTATAGAAAAAAAAGTAAAAACTCCTGTTAAAAAAAGACCAGAAGACAACTGGGAGATAAAAGACAGGTACTATTACTTAAAAGGTAATGTAGCACCACTAACTTATACAATAAGAGGTGCTAATATATTCTATTTTGATGAAGAAAAAGGATATGAGAGAGAGCTAAAGATTACAACAAATCAAAGAACACCTTTTGTTGATGAGTTTAAAGGTGATGCTAGACTAGAGCATATTATTTTTGAAAACGGAGCATTGTTTGTTCCTAAGAACAAAACAGTTCTTCAAAAGTTACTGTCAGTGTATCACCCGCATAAAGATGTTCTATATGAAGAGCACAAACCTATAGAAGAAGCTGCAAGCCATGTTGATTGGCTAGAGTTTGAAGCTAAGGCTATGATAGTTGCTTTAGACTTGGATATTGAAATGGCTGAAGCTGTAATGCGTGTAGAGAAGGGATCTGAAGTAACAGGGATGAGCTCTAAGGAGCTAAGAAGAGATTTGCTAGTATTTGCAAAGAGAAATCCTAAACTGTTCTTAGAATTAGTTACTGATGAAAACGTTGCGCTTAGAAACTTTGGTATTAAAGCGACTGAGTTAGGGATAATTAGATTATCTTCTGATCAACGTCACTTTACTTGGTCGTCTAACGACAGAAAGCTAATGACAGTACCATTTGATGAGCACCCATACTCGGCGCTAGCACAATGGTTTAAGACTGATGAAGGAATGGAGATTTACTCCAATATTGAAAAGCGATTAAATTCGTAACAACCCTATGTAGTAGAGCAGCCACTCTTCGGGGTGGTTGCTAAACTATAAAAATATAAAATATGGCGATTAGTGTAGATACTGTATATCAAAGAGTTTTGGCTATTGCCAATAAAGAACAAAGAGGTTTTATAACGCCTCAAGAATTTAACCTATTTGCTAATCAAGCTCAAATGGATATATTTGAAAAATATTTCTATGATTTAAAGCAGTTTGAGCAAATACACGGAAACGACACTGGCCACTCAGACATTGTAATGTTTCTTCAAGAAAAACTATCAGAGTTTGAAATACACGATGCCACTGTAACAAGTGGCGTTACACTACCAAACGATCTGTACAGAATATCTAACATGTATTATACAGATGGTAGTAACAACATTATACCTATAGAAAGAATAACTAAAAAAGAGTTACACGAGTATAGAATATCTCCTCTACCTATAGTAACAGCTTCTAGACCTGTTTTTGTTCAAACATCCTCAGGTATTAATTGTTTTTCAGCTATAACAATAACTGGCACAACAGCTATAACAAGCAATGTTAAAATAAACTACTATCAAAAGCCAACAACCGCTTACTGGGGATATGTAGTAGTGCCTAATTCAAGTAATGGTAATGAGTTTCCTTTGTTTAACGCTGGCACAGCTGTAGACTTTCAACTACATCCATCAGAGGAAAACTTTTTAGTATTAAAAATACTAGAGCTAGCTGGGTTCTCTATAAAATCACCAGAAGTAGTACAAGGAGCTAACACAAAGATAGCTCAAGAAATCCAACAGAAAAAACAATAATAAATGGCAGAATATCCAATCACAACAACAGAGTCGGCTTACTATGGTGGTTCATCATTTGGTGGGTATCAATTTACATCTTTAGATGATATTATTAGTCAATTTATAATAGCCTATGTTGGCGAAGACAAAATTATAAGTAAGATAAAAAGAATGGACGTATCTTTTCACGCTATGCGTGGATTACAAGAGCTAAGCTTTGATACATTTAAGTCTGTTAAAGCTATAGAATTAAAATGTCCAGCAACACTACAGATAACTTTACCTCAAGATTATGTTAACTACGTTAAGCTAACTTGGTCAGACGGCAACGGCGTTGAGCACATTATTTATCCTGCCTCGAAAACTAGCAACCCTAGAAATCCAAAGCAAAACGCTGACGGTAGCTTTGATTTTGATCACAACGACGATGGTGACACGGATGATGCTGGTGAAACTGCTTTAGCTTATGAAACGGAGTCGGACACGTGGGATGCTTATAATTCTTCAGCTGCTAGCGAAATAACTCAGCAAGATTTTGACTACGACGACGACGTATATGACGACGACTTTGGCCAACGCTATGGTATAGATCCTCAGTATGCGCAGGTAAATGGATCTTTTTATATTGATGAGCACGTTGGTAAAATACATTTTAGCTCTAACATGTCTGGTAAAACTGTGATACTTAAATACATAAGTGATAGTCTTGGGAGCACGTCAGAAATGAAAGTGCATAAGTTTGCTGAAGAAGCAATGTACAAGTACATAGCTCACGCTATACTTGCTACAAGAGCAAATACGCCAGAATATCTAGTTGGAAGATTTAAGAAAGAAGCATGGGCAGCAAAACGAGTTGCTAAACTTAGACTTTCTAACATCAAGCTAGAAGAGATCACTCAAATACTAAGAGGTAAGTCAAAACACATTAAGCACTAAGTATGCCAGAATTTAAGCGTAATTTTATAAAAGGTCGAATGAACAAAGACCTTGATGAAAGAATTGTACCTCAGGGAGAATATAGAGACGCGTCAAACATACAAGTTTCTACTTCTGACGACAGTGATGTTGGTACAGTTCAAAATTTATGGGGAAACTATAGAGATGCTAAAATAGGGTTTTTAAAGCTTTACCACAGAACAGGAACTCTTGGCGGAGGTATTACGTCTAGATACGTTTACGGCCTTGAGAACGACTTGTCAAGCACCGCTGAAACAGTAGGTGCTGTTACAGATCCAACTACAGATAAAATATACAACTACGTTAGAAATGCGTCAGATTTTACGACTACTTGGCCTTACATAGGAGTTAGATCTGATGCAATAATAGAATGCGAAACGTTAGACAGAGGCCTTGGGCTAAATGGCTTTAGACAGCCTGTATTAGTTGATGCGTATAGAGTACAAAGAGCGGCAGTCAACTTGAGCGTTGGAACTACTATTACTCTTACTCAAACAGCAACTATCTCTGGAGTAAGCGTTAACGAGGGTTTAGTTGGTATAGAGCTTGGCATGACCGTTGGTCTTGAAAACGAAGCTGGAACAAGCTTTTTAGTAGACGGCAACGGCAACGCTATAAGCACTCCAGTTATTGTAACTGGTATGAATATTGCCAACAAAACAGTTACCGTCAATCAAAATGTATTTATAGCTGATAACACTCCAGCTCCTGACAACACAGCTTTAGTTTGGATATTCGAAAAGCCAAGGTTTTTAAATTTTAGAGAAGGCTTACTACTGCCAACAACAATCGGAGGTTCAGATTCTACATACACGCCTTTCAAAAACACCGTTAACGGTATAGACGTTATGGACGGTTTTCTTTTTTGGACAGACAACAACAGTGAGCCTAAAAAAATAAATATAGAAAGGTTTAAAAAAGGTGGTATAAGCCCTTTGTCAAACGCTGATGGACCACAAGGAATACCAGCTCCTTTAGCAACTCATACGATATTTCAGACAACTAGACTACTAAGGCCATTAAGCAACGCTGAAACAGATTACGCAGGTACAAACGTCGGAGGTGGTTATTCACTTCCAACTACTTCAACTGTTAATGCTACTGTAATGCCTAGTGACATTGTTCAAGAAGAGAACATAACGGTTATAAAGAAAAATCCTTTGAAGCCACCAACAGTTCACGTTGAAACGGCTAAAACAAGTAGATATAATTCTTCTGTACCTATAAGCAGTGTAAACTTAACCAGCTTGACTAACGGCGATATATTTACAATGCAAATATCTACTACCGGTACGTTAGTTACTACAACCAATGTGTTTTTCCAACCTGGAGATTTAGTTACTTTAGTTGGCTTGAGCGGCAACACAGATGCAGCTTGTCAAGTTGTTATAGAATCTTTTAGTGGTATATCCTCCAACGTAGCTAGTTTTGAAGTTAGTATATTTGAAACAGATCTAGACGCATCTGATTTAGCGGCAGGTACAATACCTAATTCAGGCACTACAATAAGCGGCGCTAGTACATACAGTGCTACGTTAGGTAGTGGTATCACAAGCGATGCTAATGAAAAGCCTATATACAAAAATTCTTTCCCTAGATTTGCTACGAGATGGAGGTATGTGGACGGAGGGTACTCTGCTTTTTCACCTTTTACAAAGCCTTTATTTGTACCAGCTGACTACGACTTTGCTACCAACACAGATGGGGCAAACGACGCTGAGGCTTACAATAAGGCAATGGAAAACCAGATAACTAGAATTAAGTTAATAGATTTACTTCCTGCTAGCACTCCTTTAGACGTTGTTAGTGTAGAGGTTTTACAAAGCTTTAGCAACTCATCTAGTGTTTTTATAGTTAAAGAGTTTACTCGGAAAGAGTTTTACGAAAATGGAACCAACAACTTTCACCCAGCTTCGGTTCAAAGTATACATCTAGGAACTTCTTTTGAAAGTGACAAGAGATTTAATAACGTTGGAGTTTTTGAAATAACATCAGAGCTTACGGGTAGAGTTGTAGAAGAAGAGCAATTGCTTAGACCTTTTGACAATGTTCCTAGAAAAGCTCTTGGCCAATGTATATCTGCCAATAGACTTATGTATGGTAACTACCTGCAAAACTACGACATAACAAACAGCAACGGCCAACCTATAGAAATAGACATCGACTTTAAGCTAAAGTATTGGCCAGCTGAAAACGTTCCGACATATAATGTTTACACAGGAGTATCTGCAAGCGATAGCACTACTACGCTAAACCTTACTAGTGCTAATTACGATCTTGAGCCAGGTATGTTTATATCTGGAGCAGACGCTGACAGTTCTGTCACAGCTGGAACAACTATATCTAGTATAACAGACGCTGACACAATTGTAGCATCGGCGAATATACAAGGTATGAGTATAGACGATGGATCTACGTTTCATTTTTACGACAAGAGATACCCCGTGTCATTAAAAGAGTCTTTGAAATCAAACAGAACTTACGAAGTTGGAGTTGTATTTAGAGATGAGTATGGTAGAGAAACGCCGGTTTTGACAAGTAAAAAGTCATCTAAGACAGTTTCTAATTATTACTCTCCAAGCGTTATTAAGCCTTTTATAAAAATGAACAATGATTTACCACCTTGGGTTAAGTCGTTTAAATTCTACATAAAAGAAACTTCAAACGAATATTATAACATACCT